ATCTGGAGAATCACTTATTGCATTTACTGCAAGTTATACTCTGCTTCCTAGCGAAGCATATGATTCATATTTCTTAGATATTGGAGTTGCAGGTTATTGGGAAGACTATATTCCACTTTCATACTTTGGTCAATATATTAAAGATAGAGTTGGAAATACATATTATGGATTGGACTTTTTACAATTTAATATTGGATATCCAAGACCTTCTGAACTACTTGAACAGTCATCTACAAGTGCATGGACATATCAAGAATTAAAGGATGCATATGAGTTTCCAGTTCAAAGATCATACTCTCAACTAGACAATTATTTGATTACTGGTTGGGAAAACTATTTACAGATGGCTGGACAAACAGATAAATATTATGAATATAATACAGAAGACGCATCTGTTAGAAGTTATGTAACATTCCAATATATTGAAGATGGTGCTAATTCACCAAGATCTGACTTTACTACAATAAGAACTGCTAGAGAAGGATCAATTATTGATGTTGATGACTTTACCAATTGGCAAACTACAAAGTTTGAAGTTGTAGATAATACTTTAATTTATCCAAAAACAAATATAGATTTTAATAATCTTGCTATAGTTTCTCATCTTGATTTTAATATTCGTGGCATTTTGAGAAAACCAATTAGACTAAGAAGACTTGAATTAGCATCTCAGGCATTCAATGATAACTCATTCAATCCAGTAGGAACTCGTTTTGGTGTAGATATATTCCCTTATAAGAAGGCGGGTATTTATTATGACTATAAATCAAAGAATCCATTTAGTATTTATAAAGGTAGCACACCATACCTTTATATGACAAGAACATCTGGAATACAGGTTCGTGGAGATTATGATCCACTAGTAAATAGAGGAATATCAATTCCTATTAATACAAATACTGCAGATAACTATCGTGTTAGCGCAGTACAGATGTGGATGAGATACGATGACAGACAATTTCCAGCAACTCCAGTAGAACTATTTGAAATTAAATATCGTGCTGATACCATTAAATTTTATTTTGTAGCAGACAGCGAAACAGGAGATCGTGCAAGAATATATGCAAAGAGTTTAAATACTGGCAATGACTTTAGTGGTCTTTCTTATTATTGGAACGGCAATCTTGTAAGAGAGCCTGTGGCTACCAGAAATCAGTGGGGAGTTTTAGGCATAGGATTTTCTAATGCTTTAAACCTAGACTCTTTCTTGGGTGCAATTAATCTTAATGGTCAGTTTGTATTTAATAATATTGCTTTTTATCAGGCAAACAATTTGCAACAGGTTCAAAGCACACTGGTTCGTCCATGGCAGCAGGTAATATCAGATGGCATAACTAATTTTGACTGGCAATACTGGCTAAACTCGTCTACATGGGAAGGCGTTCTTGTTATTGGGTCTTCAGACTTGTACGGTGTTAATCCAGTTGATGTTTATAATACATATATTGGCACTAATAAGATTATTTTTGATGATGAGGAAGGTTTGACAGTAGATGCAGATAAAATCAAGGTCTATACCGATACAACTTGGACAATCAACGTCGGTACACCAGTATAATCTGCTATACTTATGGATATGAGTAGTGGAAATTTGCCAAAAGTTGGTAACGTCAGGCGCAAAGTAATAGAAAAAAACTATGCCTGGGGTCTTTATGTGTACAAAAAAGCCAGTGGTAAATGGTTTACCGACGGCGAGGGTAGCGTATTAAATATTCCAGCAATGCGTGGAGATATTTCAAAAATAGCAGAACTTAAGAAGGCTGCTATGTATTATGGAGATGAAGGCGATGGCGAGTGTATTTTTGTACCTGGCCTAAGCAGGGTATCTGAAGAACAATATTCAGAAATGAAAGACAGAATGAAACAAGGTCTTATTCCTAACGTTAATGATCTAGGGGCTGTCTATGATGCACAACAGACCTTGAAGAAACATGGAAGAGAAGCATTTGACAATGACTGAGAATTTTGATTATATACAAGCAAGTTTAAATACACAAAGCAAAGAGCCAAGTGCCTTTGCAAATATTGATCCTTTTTCTAAATCTTGGGATGAACTTAAAGGTTTGTCAGGAATTGATAACAACTTCCGTCGTAGGACTGCAAGAAATATTGCAAAGGTAGCATCTGAAAATCCAGCATATTTAGAATCTGCTGGTGCAGTTGCAATGGGTGATGATGCCAAGTCAAAACAAATAAATGCTGGCACGGTATACAGAAATGGCTACGGACTATTTGATGTAATTACACCACCATACAACATGTATGAGTTTGCAAACTTTTATGATACTAATTTTGCTAATCACGCTGCCATTGATGCAAAGGTAGAAAATGTTGTAGGTCTTGGATACCGTTTTGATATTACAGATAGAACCTTGTTAAGTTTTGAAATGAGTGACGACGAAGGCAAGGTAGATAGAGCAAGAAATAGAATTGAACGAGCAAAGATTATGCTTCGTGACTGGTTAGAATCTCTTAATGATGATGATTCATTTACAACCACAATGGAAAAGGTTTATACAGATCTACAAGCAACTGGTAATGGTTTCTTAGAAATTGGCCGTAAGGTAAATGGAGAGATTGGATATGTTGGGCATATTCCAGCAACAACAGTTCGTGTTCGTCGTTTGCGAGACGGCTTTGTTCAGATTATTGGAAATAAGATTGTTTATTTTAGAAACTTCGGTGCTAAAAATACTAACCCAGTAACTTCTGATAGCAGACCAAATGAGATTATTCATCTAAAACAGTATTCTCCACTTAATACATTTTATGGTATTCCAGATATTCTTGCAGCAATGCCTGCTTTAATTGGAGACCAACTAGCATCACAATATAACATCGATTATTTTGAAAACAAGGCTGTTCCACGTTATGTAATTACAGTGAAGGGTGCAAAACTATCTGCTGACGCAGAAGATAAGATGTTTAGATTCTTACAGACTGGACTAAAGGCTCAGTCTCACAGAACTCTATATATTCCTCTTCCTGGTGATACAGAAAATAATAAAGTTGAATTTAAGATGGAACCAATTGAAAACGGTGTTCAAGAAGGCTCATTTAAAGAATATCGTAAACAAAATCGTGATGATATTTTGATTGCTCATCAAGTTCCTATTTCTAAACTTGGTGGATCTGATTCTGCTGCTATTGCTGCTGCACTTTCACAAGATCGCACATTTAAAGAGCAGGTTTCACGACCAGCACAAAGATACTTAGAAAAAATGGTAAATAAGATTGTTAAGGAAAAAACTGATGTTCTTGAACTCAAGTTTAATGAGTTGACCTTGACAGATGAAATCGCACAGTCTCAGATTTTGGAACGGTATGTCAAGACTCAGGTTATGACACCTAATGAGGCTCGTGATAAATTAGATCTTCCACAAAGGCCAGATGGCGATATGCCATTTGTTATGAGTCCACGTCAGGCTACTGACGCTAGGGCAGATTTGGCAGGGAATCGTCAAAGAGACGCTGAAAGAGCAAATAATAACTCAGATTCTCCATCCACAATTTCTGGAAGAAATCCACAAGGAGAAGGGCGTTCATCCACATAATATCCACATAGTGATATAAACGGATGATATAATTATTCTGCGATGATTATAAACAAAGCACACTGGGTTATGGAAGGCGACAATGTTCGCTTCTCTATGCCCATTGGCAAAGTAGATCAAGAACGCCGTATCGTATCAGGTTTTGCAACTTTAGATAATATTGATAAGCAAAACGATATTGTTACTACAGAAGCAAGCATGGCTGCTTTTAAAAAATTCCGTGGCAACCTTCGTGAAATGCATCAACCCAGTGCTGTTGGTAAGGTTGTTTCTTTTAAAGAGGATCGTTATTTTGATCCAGAAACAAAGAAATTTTATAGCGGAGTTTATGTTTCAGCATATGTTTCTAAAGGTGCACAAGATACATGGGAAAAAGTTTTAGATGGAACTTTGACTGGTTTTTCAATTGGTGGAAGTATTACAAAAGCCGATGATGAATTTAATGAAACATTAAATAAACCAGTGCGTATAATTAAAGAGTATAATTTAACTGAACTATCACTTGTTGACAATCCTGCTAACGAGTTTGCCAATGTTATCTCTATTGAAAAGGGAGAACTTGGCGGGTACTTAGCAAAAGCAGTTGTTGACACAGTGTATTGGTGCAAGCAGGACGATATCGTTCGTTTGTCTCCAGAAGATAAAGAATCTTGCCCAACTTGCGACACATCAATGAATAATATTGGTTTTGTCGAAAGAGGCGACGATAACATTGAAACATTAAAGTTCTTAGTTGATAGTGCAAAAGGCATTAGGACAATTAAGATGACAAAGGAGGAAAATCCTATGACAGAAGAAACACCAGTTGTCGCAGAAGCACCAGTTGCCGATGCAGCACCAGTTGT